TCCACGTAAAGCTGAGATGAAAAAGATTTACTTTGGTACAAATAAACAAGTCCAACCCAATGACTTCTATGACTTCGTTGAAAAAAATTAAATACAAAAGAGTTCGTATCACTTGGTATGACATAACTCAATCAGATGAAACGTGGATGAACGAGGATAATATAACTAAGACTAAATTATCTGAGTGTGTTGATGAAGGTTATCTATATAAAAAAGATAAAAAACACGTTTGGACTTTCTCAGGTTATTCTGTAACTGAAGATGGTAGCCTTGATGTTTCTAATGTTAATGTCTTTCCTCGTTGTGTAGTCAAAAAGATTGAGGTTATCAAATGAAAATAATTTATATTATACTTACGGCAATGATACTTACCCATTGTAGTTCCATAGAAAAGAAAGTAGATAAATGGTACTGGGACCCAGTCAAAGGTATATTTAGAATAACTTTTGGTCAAATAAAATAATGACTTATGTTGGGATATTTGAAGAAGTTGATCTAAATCAAAAGGTAAAAGAATTAAAGAAACTTATTAAAGAAAAAAACGACTACATTAAAGTACAAGACAAAGAGATAGATACACTGAAAGGACAAATTGATCTTAAAGATATTGAGATTGAAATGCTTAAGAAAAAATATGATAAAAATATTACAAGGAAACTGCTTAAATAAAATAAAAGAACTTGATGATAACTCTATTGATTGTGTTGTATCTTCACCACCTTATTTTGGTTTAAGAGATTATGGAGTTGATGGTCAGTTTGGTTTGGAAAAAACTTACCATGATTATCTTGCTAATACAGTTAAAGTATTTGAAACTTTTAAGCCTAAATTAAAAGATACTGCTACGATTTGGTGGAATGTTGGCGATAGTTATCACAATTATAGACCAACAAATAATAAACAAGGTATGTATAAAAAACCTGATTATCCTAAACAATCTATCGCTGGAAACAGACAAGATTTACCCAAACATTCATTAAAAAGAAATCAAAGATACGAAGAAATAAAAGAAAAAGATTTAATGATGATACCTAATAGAGTAGCAATCGCTTTACAGGAATCTGGTTGGTACATCAGGTCAGAAATTATTTGGCATAAACCAAATCCTATGCCTGAAAGTGTAAGAGATAGACCAACATCAGCACATGAAAAAATATGGTTAATTACTAAGAATAAAAAATATTACTATGATGCAGATGCGATTAAAGAACCATGTAAAGTTCAGGTAAGTAAAAAAATAAAAATTAGATTTAGTGGTAATAAATATGGCGACAGCAAAGATAAACATCATCAAACTAAAAGCGGTAATAATTATGTAGATACTGGGTTAAAAAATAAACGAAATATCTGGACAGTTTCGACTAAACCTTTTAAAGATGCACACTTTGCAACCTTTCCTAAAGATTTAATTGAACCCTGTATTAAAGCCGGTTGTCCTGAAGGTGGTACTGTACTTGATCCTTTTGGTGGTAGTGGAACAACAGGTATAGTTGCAGGACTTAATAATCGTCATGCTATTTTAATAGAACTTAATGAAAACTATATTAATATCGCTAAAAAAAGAATTAATAAGGAGATAGGTTTATTTAATGGCTAGATGGACTTATGCTTTCAGCAATGGAGTGTATAATGATTGGCATAGGCAGTATGAAGGTCTTGCTGGAATTGATGTTGATTTTATAGAAGTGTGTCCAGTAAAGGGTTGTTATGAACCACTTGCTATAATTGAAACCTGTTATGACAAAGGTCAGAAATACAAGGCTACAACCCTAGTAAAGACCCTTTCAGACCGCCTTAGAGTACCTAGTTTTTTAGTTTTCTATAAGAAGGTAGGTCAGGGTAGCCTAGCCTTCAGGATCAAGCGTCTGCACGTTCCTAATGCTGATTATGAGTATATGAATGAGGATGAATGGGTGCGTGAACTATATCAATTACAAGAGGATCATAAGGACTGTTGTAAATATGCAACACCCCACAACATATAGTTATGGATAGAAAATACACACCACATATACGCATACCCTTTTCCATCTTTGCCAATCCTAAACAAATTCCTGACACATTTAAGCCACATTGTTTATTGCTGCTGATGTGCTTGTTGAAGTTTGTCAATAATAAGACAGGCAAGTGCTATCCTAGAAGGAGTAAAATTAGTGAGATGTCAGGTCTATCTTATAGTACGATATATAGAGCCACAATTCATTTAAAAAACGCCAAGATTATACAGATTAAAAGATTTCCTTCAACACTTTTATACACAATAGACCCTGATTTTATCTATGGTGTTAGGTCTAATAGAAATGTGAGTGGTCAGTCTGATCGTTCTGTTATGTCTGCTGGCAATGTATTAATAGAACATAACACTAAAGAACTATCTTTAATAACTAAAATAATAATTGAAGAGAATAAAAAGGGTCATGACCATAATAAGTTAATTACTCGAATAGCCACCCTGCCTACTAATACTTTAGAACAAGCCATTAAAGAGAAAGATAATATATGGTATGCGAATTTGGCTTTAAAAGAAAAGTTAAGGTCGGAAGAACGGCTCGTGGATATACCTAAGACTATCGTTGATAACGTAAGAAAAAAAACTAATTACTTCTATAAAAAGAAGGTACACGAAAACAAGGAAAAACATGGTAGGGAAACCAAGACAAAAAGTTTTCTGTCAAGGAATAACAAAGACTCATAAAAGACCTTGTCAGATGAAAGGTTATCCCCTTGCTAATGGAACATATAAGTGTAAGTATCATGGGTTCAATAATATATTAGGTTTTAGAAAGCCAAACTATAATGACGAAACAAGGATCAGGCAACTCAAAGGATTATATCAATTCAGAAAAAAAACCCATGAAGAAGTCAGTCAATACTACTACGACAAAGTCAAACCAAGAATTACAGATAATCAAAGATCAAGATATTTTCATAAGCAATCTTATGCAAGGAAGAACTCTTACGGAGTGCATAGAGGACAAAAAAATCAATCAACAACAGATCAACTTTCAGAAGTTTTACGCCATCTTAAAAAAAAATCCCGACCTTGAAAGTAGGATATTGGAAGCAAGAAAAATTGGTATTCAGACTTTGATTGATAAACTGATGCAGATATTTCAATACCAAGAAACTAACGATCCTAATTCTATTTTATTTATACGTGAGAAATGTCGTTTTGTTCAATGGGTAGCAGGTAAATTAACTGATCTTTATTCTGATAACAAAGTCCAAAATATTAAGACTGATCAACGTATGACTATAACGTGGGAAGATAGTCCTGATTTGATTGACGTTTCTTCTGAAACTTTAACTGATAGTGTCGATAAATAATACCCTTGCTTTCAAGAATATTAATTAACATCAATCTTTGTAATTTTTTAATCCCAACCTTGCGATCTTCTATATTTTTTCCAATAGTCATTTTTCTTTTTATCCTTATAACATTGATAACCTAATACAACAACGGCAGTAAGTAAAATTAATATTAGTTGCTTCTCACTACTCATTGTTCACACTCGCAATCTTCATGATCTAAAAACCAATCATCACAACCCTCACAATGCGACCAACCCGCTTTTATTAATTCTTCATCTGTCATTATCTTATTTTCTTTTTTCTTCTCACTACTCATTCTCCCTCCAATAAATTTCTAGCGTGTTTTTTTGTAAAACCTAAAGACATAATATCTTTTATAGCTTGTGATTTTGTTATATAACCAAACCTCCAATCAAAAATTATTTGGTCTATATTATACGCTATTACTTCATCATTCATTTGTCCCCCTGTTTATTGTGTTTAGTTCTTGTTGTTCCTTAATTGCTTTATCAGATTCTTCCTCAACCAAATCCATACTTGATTTAATACCTGATAAATTCTTTTCATTAATAAACTCTATAACCTTATCAGATAGCATTGTACTATCTCTGAATGGATTAAGAGCAGACCAATTATCATTGGGATCGTTGTTAGATAGATCAACCCCACCTTGATTGAAGGTCTTACATTTTTTATCCTTCATGTAGTCAATGAACCATTGAGATAGTTTATTTGTCATCTTGTTTCTCCTTTTTTTGTTGGTAAATGAATTGATCTACATTTTCTTGATTATTCCATATATCAATAAATTCTCTTAACCATTCATTTTGTTCGTTTGTAAGTTTTGTTGTGTCTTGTTCATCTGCACTTACAAAAGGAAGTTTATTATCATTACACCAATCAGCATAAATGCTGGATAATTTATTTATCATTCTTTACCTTTTCCTTTCTAATTGTTCTGGTGTTTGAACATACTCATAACCATTCCAAACACCTAAACCATTGTTAGGATTATTATCATAACCCTCCTTTTCACTCCCAAAGATAATTTCTGTGAACGAATTACCTGCATTTTCACAAGAAATTAAATTTATTTCTGTTAAAATATCACCATCCCAATCAGATATTTCTTTACCGCCTCTAGTGCAAATTTTAAAAGATACTTCACCACTTTCTGTACCTTGTAATTGTTTTAGTTTTTTAATTAAATGTTTAATCTTCATCTTCATTTCCCTCA